TTTTTCGCCCCCAAATTTGTTTTTGCCAAACCTGGGTTACCCCGCCTCTTTTCTTGCAAATATTAGTATTTCTCTATTTTAGAATCTGGCATCTCTTTATAGCTTTGTATTAAGTCTTCTACTTTTTCTAAGAATTCTTTTTTGAGAACCACACTTACATTTTTAAGAGGATTTAAAGATAGTGCCATAAAGCTAAGAGAAAAGCTTGTTTCTGACTTAGTATTTTGAACTATTTTAGACAGTTTATCATTTGCATATTTAACATCATAATCGGACATTGCAGAGATCAACCTTAATAAATCGTTAATTAACACCCTGTTTTCACGATCAAAATCGCTCAACAATTCTTCGTATTCTTTTACAGTATTTGATTGCTCCCCGAATTTGTTTTTATCATAAAGTGAGTAGAATTTATTAGATAGTAATATTCTATTGGTTTCTTCTTTATATTTTTCTTTATCAATAACTTGGCAATTTCCATAATTTTCTATCTTTAATATGTGATATATAACCGCAAACATAAAAGTGTAGTTGCATCTATCTAACTCTCTGCTTAGTATTTTAATAAGTTTTTCAGCTTTACAATTTATAAAAATGTAATTTCTCTTCACTTCATTTCCTTGGGGATCAAATGTACTATATGCAATCCATCTATTTAATGGAGTATTTTCTTTAACTATACTGTGTTCCTTAATAAACTCTTCATCCAAATCTTCATTTTTATTAATGTACTCACATATTTTATCAGAATCAATATTTAAGATTGACATTTTCAAATTAATGAAATCAACTAATGTTTCTGGAATTGGAATTTTACGTTCTATTTTATCAAAATTCAAAAATAATGTGTTTTTATCCAATTCATCAGAAGATATATCTTCTGTAACTTTAGCCATGAATTTCTCATAACCATTTGGATTTCCGCTAATATAAACAATTATATCTTTAAATAAAGTATTTTCAATCTGCTTTATATCACCCTTTTCCAGTTTAGAAATATAAGCTGGACTTTTATTAATGTGCTCAGCTAAATCTTTTGACTTTACATTGTATTGTAACCGCCATTCCTTTATTTTTCGACCTATTTCAAGAGTCATCTCTATCTTAGCCATACAATCACCTCTAATATTATAATACCACACTCGAGCCTTGGAGTCAATTATTTTTAGTAAATTTTTAAATAGTAAATTAATTTACTATAATTCATTGACAATAAATTAATTTAGTGATATAATGATAAAATAATAACCCGTTATAAAAGAAAAAAGCGTGATGGATTGTGTCCATCACGGCTTTTCAGAAGTTAAAACAACTCATACATTATGTGATTATATTGTTACATATTTATTATAGATGATTATGAGTGTTTTGTAAATGCTTTTGCTAAATTTTCTACATACGAGAGGTGAAATTTAAAAGTAGAAAGTTCTTTTGTTTTGGGAAACGATACACTATTAACAGAAGAACGTACTACTCACAAATAAACAAATTATAAATAGTATCGTTCGTACGTTACTTTGCTATTTATATAAATTAAGAGGAGAAAAATTAGTGACAAATCATTTTAGTGGTCATTTTGGACTAAATATCAGCGGACATGTAGATATTGATTTTATAGATATTAATTTGAATACAGATACCCATTTATATCTTGACCCTTGCCTTTTAGAAGGTTCAGCCGATATCTTTAGTAAAGATTGTACTGAGATAATCAATAGTTTTTTTGATAAAATATTTGATTGTTGTGAACAACACGATTTAGATAAACTTTACTCTTTACTTGAATTTGCACATGAACCTAATGAAACTAAGTTAGGAATTTCACAAAATCAATCTATGGGCAGAGGCACAACCGCAGAAGCATTATTTGCAATCTACAACAAATAATCTTGGAGTTTATTGGAATGTAACAACAAAATCTTGGCAAGATCTTTTTGCTTCTCCATTAATAGTCGATGCAATGAATATTTTGCTTGTGCCTAAAAATATTGTAAGGAGTAATTATTTTTATTCCACTGAAAAATATATATGGGATCAGATACTTTCACGAAGACAAAAACACCATCTAGACAACTTAACTCCTTTAGCTCAAAAAAAATATAAAAAAGACGGTTCCATATACTATGTGAAGCCAACAAAGGACACTTTATATCAAGTTGAAGTTAAAGGGAAGCCACAGAAAAGCTTTGCTGAAAATTACACAATTACAAATCCAGAAGCAATAAGAAAATTTAGAGATGATATGGCAAAGAAATCAATTTCAAATGATTATAGTTTGTCAAATTTTGAATTAGACAAAATTGTATACAGTATAAAATCAAATGTTGCATAATTCATTTTGTAGTTTATAATAACCAATAAACCACACAGCCCCCCTCAACCTAAATTGAGAGGGGCTGTATTTATAAAATCTTATACAATTTCAAAAACTATTTGCTTTCGCTCATCTCTTTAATTCTTGCCTGTGCAGCAGCAAGCCTTGCTATTGGCACACGGAAAGGAGAGCATGAAACATAGTTAAGCCCTGCAAAGTGGCAGAATTCCACTGAGCTTGGGTCTCCGCCATGTTCGCCGCATATGCCAAGCTTAATGTCTGGTCTTGTCTTTTTGCCAAGCTCCACTGCATATTTCACGAGCTTGCCAACACCTTGTTGATCAAGCCTTGCAAATGGGTCAGACTCAAATATTTTCTTCTCATAATAATCGCCGAGGAATGCTCCAGCATCGTCCCTAGAGAAACCATAAGTCATTTGAGTTAAATCGTTTGTACCAAAGCTAAAGAATTCAGCTTCTGTTGCAATTTCGTCAGCAAGTAGTGCCGCACGAGGAATCTCAATCATTGTACCAACTTTATAATGTAAATCCACGCCGCTTGCTTTGATAAGCTCATCAGCCACACGCACAACAATATCTTTAACATATTTAAGCTCACGAACTTCGCATACAAGAGGAATCATGATTTCAGGAACCATTTCCCAATTAGGATGACGCTTTTTGACGTTTAAAGCAGCTTCAATGACAGCGCGTGTCTGCATCTCTGCAATTTCAGGATATGAAACAGCAAGACGACAACCACGGTGACCCATCATTGGGTTAAATTCATGAAGGCTCTCAATTTTATTCTTAAGCTCTTCAAAGCTAACTTTCATCTCAATAGCAAGTGCCTTGATGTCGTTATCTTCTTTTGGTAGGAATTCATGAAGTGGTGGATCTAAATAACGGATTGTAACTGGTAACCCTTGCATTGCTTCATATAAACCCTCAAAATCGCCTCTTTGCATTGGAAGAAGTTTTTCGAGTGCTTTGCGACGTTGTTCCACTGTTTTTGAAATAATCATTTCACGAATGGCGAAAATACGGTCGGTTTCAAAGAACATATGCTCTGTACGGCAAAGTCCAATGCCTTGTGCGCCAAATTTGAATGCTTGCTCAGCATCTTTTGGCGTATCAGCGTTTGCACGAACTGCAAGTGTGCGGATACCGTCTGCCCATGCCATTAATTCTTCAAAATCACCAGAAATTCCAGCCTCAACAGTTGGGATTGACTCTGCATAAATGCAACCGGTTGCGCCATCAAGAGAGATATAGTCGCCCTCTTTAATGTTTTTGCCATCTATTTCAAAGAATTTCTTATCTTCATGCATTGTAATATCGCCACAACCAGAAACGCAACAAGTACCCATTCCACGAGCAACCACAGCAGCATGAGAAGTCATACCGCCACGAACTGTGAGAATACCTTGTGCCACAGCCATACCTTCAATATCTTCTGGAGAAGTTTCAAGACGAACAAGCACGATTTTCTCGCCCTTTGCTGCCCATTGACACGCATCTTCAGCAGTGAACACAACTCTGCCACAAGCAGCTCCAGGAGATGCAGGCAAGCCTCTGCCAACAATCTTTGCAGTCGCTATAGCTTTTGTATCAAATTGTGGGTGAAGCAGGCTATCAAGTTGTTTTGGCTCAACCTTAAGAATTGCTTCTTCTTTTGTGAGCATTCCTTCTGCCACAAGATCAACTGCAATTTTAAGAGCAGCAGCAGCAGTACGTTTGCCGTTACGTGTTTGTAGCATGTAGAGTTTGCCGTTTTCAATTGTGAATTCCATATCTTGCATATCACGATAATGCTTTTCAAGCCTGTTTGAAATGTCTACAAATTGTTGATATACTTCTGGCATAACGCCTTTTAGTTGATCAATTGTTTGTGGTGTACGAATACCAGCAACAACGTCTTCACCTTGTGCATTCATTAAGAATTCGCCATACAGCTTATTCTCACCAGTTGAAGGGTTACGTGTGAAAGCAACGCCTGTGCCTGAAGTTTCGCCCATGTTACCAAATACCATAGACTGCACATTAACAGCAGTGCCCCAGCTATAAGGTATCTCATTCATACGGCGATAAGTATTTGCTCTTGGGTTATCCCATGAACGGAATACAGCCTTAACAGATTCCATAAGTTGAATTTTAGGGTCTGATGGGAATTCTACGCCTTTTTTCTCTTTGTAGTATGCTTTAAACATAGCTACAAGAGTCTTCATATCGTCAGCGTTAAGCTCAATATCTTGCTTTACGCCTCTTTGTTTTTTAAGTGAATCTATGATTTTTTCAAAGTTCGTCTTTGGTACATCCATAACAACGTCTGAGAACATCTGGATAAAGCGACGATAAGAATCATATGCGAAGCGAGGATTACCTGTTAGTGCAATAACTCCCTCGATAACTGTATCGTTTAAGCCAAGGTTGAGTATTGTATCCATCATGCCTGGCATTGATGCCCTTGCACCTGAACGTACTGAAACTAAAAGTGGATTCTTAACGTCTCCAAACTTTTTGCCACAGATTTCTTCCATCTTTGAGAGATACTCATAAATCTCATTTTCAATGTCTTGTGAAATTTTTCTGCCATCATCATAATAACGGGTGCAAGCCTCAGTTGTGATTGTGAAACCCTGTGGAACTGGCATACCGAGATTCACCATTTCTGCGAGATTACAACCTTTTCCGCCGAGCAGATTTTTCAGCTTACCGCTGCCTTCTGAGAAAAGATAAACATACTTGTGACTCATATCAGATACTACCTCCTGATTTTTAATATAATTATTTTGCATACCCTAGTATTATATCACGCAAATTTTCTTTTTTCCATATTTTTTAGTATTTATTTTAATATATTTATAGTTTTTTTATTAAAAATATTAAATTTGGATTAAATTCATACGAATATAATGAAATATTATTTAATTCTTAGAAAAAAGGAGTTAAAAAACAAACGGCAAATATTTTTACTTTTCAGAAAAGTTAAAGATACTTAGGTAAATAATATGTTTTAAGACAAACCTTCGGCTCACGGTAAACGCATGGAAAAAACCAAAAAAATCTTTTAAAATCAGCAATAAATCGCTTAAATATGCAGTTTTTGATTATGTTAATCTTTCGTGCGTTTTCCGTGCTCTCATACAAGAATGTTATTGACTAAAATGATTATATGTGATAAAATCATATTTGACAATTTGGGGGTGTAGCTCATCTGGTAGAGTGCTTGACTGGCAGTCAAGAGGTAAGGGGTTCGAGTCCCCTCATCTCCACCATCTCAGTACCCTAATATTGATACAACGAAAAGCCCTTGATTTCAAGGGCTTTTCGCTGTTTTAGGGCTTATTTTTTGATTCATTTAATGTACATTTATGTAGATTTTTTCGCCTTACATAAGATGGATGCACACCCCTAAGAAAAATTCTACCCAACGTGGAATACTATAGGCAACGTGTAATAGTGTTGAGGCATCGTGTAATAGTTGTACCCCCCCTAAAAAAAATCCCGCAAGCTGGAATTTAATTGCCATGCTTGCGGGATTTTTTTTTAGGGGGGGTACTACTTGATAAAATCCTCATTTTTTAAACATCCTTTAATTCGGTTTGATTGTAAAACTAAATGTAAGCGTCAAACCACAGCCACATATTCAACATCGGCAATTGGTGATATAATACCTCTAAAAACAGGAGGTATTAATCGCATGCGATATGACAGTTGTTATCAAATTACTCTTTACCTTATAATCCTCTTTGAAATTCTTGATAAGATAGGCATACTCAATTACACGGTCTAAAAAGCTTTTACTGTCAATATCATAATTATATAACTCTAAAATTTTGATATATTTTTCGTTTTCTTCGTCAATTTCAATTTCATGAGGTACATTCTTAGCAATATAATCAAAGAAAGCACTTCTTTTCAAGCCTGCTCTTCCAATAGTGAATTTGCCGTAATTCCGTAGTTCTATTTTATCATCCTCTATGTATGAACGTGTGTTAAATATCTTTTTATAAGAATAAGGTATCACAATTTCAACAACTTGACCAATTGTTTCAGAAGGAGATTTTACTGGAAGACTTACAAGTATACCACTTCTATTATTTACTGTGGAATTATGCTCATACCAATCAATTGGGCAACACCATACAGCTCCATGTTCGTTTTTTAGCTCATACGTTTTAATAGGTTCTGTAACGCCTTGAGGATTGCCCCATATTCTTTCTCCCACTAAATTAAACTCAGCAATCTTACTTTTTAAAACATTACTTATTTTTATTGCTGATGCTTTATTGTCGATTCTCTTCATGTTTTTCACCATTTTTATTATTATTTATTTTTTTAAAATAACTTGTATTTGATATTTTAAAATATTTTCATTTAATGCTTAATTTATCAATATGAACTTCATTGCCTGCATAAAAACACTCCAATTCAAAGAAAGTGCAAGTTTAAATAATTGGCAACATTTATGTATAATTATATATTATATCAATTTTTTAATCAACTAATTTTCGATATACTTATTCATATAAAGATTGCAATATAAACTGACCAACTATTTTTAAAAAATTAACTAACATATATTAGCTTGTTGAACTTATTCAATTTATTAAACCTAGAATAGAGCATTGAAGAAATTTTTTAATTCGACACAATTTATTGTTATACTTATAATATTTTTCGACACAATTTATTGTTATACTTATAATATTTTTTGTGCTATTTCTAATTGTAGCTTTTAATTACAATAATATTTTTCCTGTAAAACAAACTTATAATGATACGGATATATTAAATAACTTTAAAGCCGATTCAACTATAAATAATGATTTTGTTGGATTTGCAATATTTTTGATTTAACTATAAAATAAACTTAAACTTGCTTACATAATATGTTGATTAATGCAATAATTTATGATAAAATAAGTAAACATGGAGGGAAATATATGAAAATTAAATTTAATGCATTCTTAGCATCTATTATTATTTTAACAACTTTATCATCTTGTTCAAGTGTTTCAAATGGTTTAAAAGAAGGTCTTAATTCAGCTAAATCACAAATTTCATCAACAATAAATGATTCTTCATCGAATTTATTATTAAGTAAAAGTAATTCGATTGTTTCAAGCTCTCAATCATCCAAAGCAGCAGTTGTTACACAAAAAGTAAGTGGCAACCTAAAAGTAAGTTATATAGATGTAGGTCAAGCGGATAGCATATTAATAACACTAAATCAACATTCAATGCTAATTGATGCAGGAAACAACGAAGACGGTACAACTGTCGTTAATTACATTAAATCTCAAGGTGTTAGTAAGTTTGATTATGTTATTGGTACACATCCACACGAGGATCATATCGGTGGCTTAGATAATGTTATTAATACATTTAGCATTAATACAATAATAATGCCAAATATTACGAGTACAACAAAGACATTTGAGGACGTACTTACAGCAATAAGTAATAAAAAACTAAAAATAACAAAACCAGTGTCAGGCACAACTTATTCATTAGATGGAGCGGTCATAACCATATTAGCACCAAATAATAGTAGTTATGATGATTTGAATAATTATTCAGTAGTGATTAAACTTGATTATGGTAAAACCTCTTTCATATTTGCTGGAGATGCAGAAAATATATCTGAATCTGAAATGCTATCTAAAAAATATAATTTAAAATCCGATGTCTTAAAGGTTGGACATCATGGGAGTGATTCTTCTACAACTTCTAATTTCTTAAAAGCTGTAAGCCCTAAATATGCAATTATATCTGTGGGAACTGGTAATACATATGGTCATCCAACGCAAAATACTTTGAATAAATTAAGCACTGCTGGAGTTATAGTTTATAGAACTGATTTAAGTGGTACTATTATTGCAACAAGTGACGGTAATACAATTAAATTTGACAAACAAGCTTCACCTATAAAACCACAAGCACCTCCTGTTTCTTCAATTGTTTCAACAGTATCAAAAGTTGCTTCGTCAAATATTACTTCATCAATACCAACTGTTATTTCATCTGGAGCCACTGCAACAACATCTAATATAACACTTGTGAGTTTAACAAGTCCAATTTCAAGAAATGCAATTGCAACCATCGCTATTAAAGGAAAGCCAAACACAGAATATAGCATTGCAGTTCATTATAGTTCTGGGGATTCTAAGGCTTCTGGTTTAGAAAACAAAGTATCAGATGCAAACGGAGATGTTTCTTGGTCATGGAAAATTGGTGGTCAGACAACATTGGGGACTTATGGTATAACTATTAGTGGAGGTAGCCAAACATTAAATTCTAATTTTACAGTTCAATAGAATGTTGATATCTAATATATAATATTTTTGCCTCATAATCTTTTAAGGTTAAGAGGCAAGTTTTATAACAAAAAATCCATTCAGCGTTATGCGGGGGGCAATTAAAAAATAAACTGTACCCTATAGAATGGACAACGAAAAGGTGTAGTAACCCGTTTTGTGGACACAAAAAAAGTGCAAACAATTGCTTGTCGTCTTTACCATATTTATGTTGATTTATTGGATAACATAGGATATACTGTTAAGTGAAAACAAAGTGTTTTTTTAGTGTTGTTAAAAATCGCATATTGCCTATAATTACCAGTTGATAAATAAGTTATTTAAATTTGGTTCTAAAAAATCAATGGCATTGATCAATCATTTTTATGAATATTTATCAGATATTATATTAGAGTTTTTATTGCCACTGCTAGTTTATGTTAACAGATAATTTGGAGGTACATATGTATTCAGTAAATCTATATGCTTTGTCTCGAATAAATGACAAAGATATATTTTCCAAATATTATAATTTCTTATCAAAAAGGAAAAAGAAAATTGTCGTAAAAAAACATGAACAAGAGTCACTAAAAACTTTAGTTGATACTTTGATTGCTAATGATATAATTTTAGATGAATTAGATTTCTTTTTTTATAATTATGCAATTCCGCAAATTGGCAAAGAGTTTGATATATTGAAAATTGATGATAACTATGTACTAAATATTGAACTTAAAAGCCAACCAGTTACAGAAGAGGCAATGAAAAATCAATTATTAAGAAACAAATATTATTTAAGCCATTTGCAACAGGAACAATATTTTTTCACATATGTTGATTCTATAAATAAATTTTACACCTTAAGTAAATCTTCTAAATTGCTGGAGTGTAGTATTTCTCAGCTAATTACTATACTAAAACAAATGTCCAATCCGTATAGAGAAAATATTGATCAGCTCTTCCGTATATCAGATTTTTTGGTGTCTCCATTGAATACGCCTCAAGAGTTCATAAATGATGATTATTTTTTAACACAGCAACAAGAAGATTATAAAAATCAAATTCTAAATATTATTAGCAATAAACGGTCGGATTTACACCAATTTTTCAGTATTAAAGGATCGCCAGGAACAGGTAAGACTCTACTTCTTTATGATATTGCTAAAAAGCTTTGTGATGAAAACGACTGCTGTATGATCCATTGTGGAAATCTCTCTAATGGTCATTTGTATTTAAATACAAAAATCAAAAATTTAGATATCATATCAGCAAAGCAAGCTGGAACAATAGAGGATTTTTCAAAATTTAATTTTATATTTGTAGATGAATCACATCGAATTTATAATAGCACGTTTAATCGTATAGCTGATTCTGTAAAACAAAGTAACACAACTTGCTTTTGGAGCCTAGATGCCAGACAAACGCTTTCCAAGGCTGAAAGACGTAGGGATATCGCTTCAAATGTTTCGGCATTACCTACACTTATTGAATATAAATTATCGGATAAAATTAGAACCAATGTTGAACTTGCTAGTTTTATTAAAGCTTTGTTTGATTTAAGTAAATGCCAAAAGAATCAAATATACACAAATGTAAGGATTTCTTTTGCAAACACGCCACAAGAAGCGAAAAAATTAATAGTATATTACAAAAATTTGGGGTATGTATTTATACATTGTACACCCTCTTCATATTTTTCTAGTTCCTTAGATGCTTATCGTGGTACCTATAACACACATAGTGTGATTGGACAAGAGTTTGATAATATATTAATGGTAATGGATAAACATTTTTACTATGATCAACAAGGCAAGCTACAAGCTACAACCCATCCCAATCCTGATTATTTATATGATAAATTATTATATCAAGGATTAACTCGTGTTCGTGAGAAATTAAGCATCATTATAATTGAAGATGAATCTCTGTTTAATAGCATAATTTCAATTGTTTTATAAGCTCACTTGGAATGTGTATAGTTATTTTAAAGAAATTATTAAAAGCAACCATTTAAAAAGTGAGTGCTTTGGGTGGTAACACATAAAATTTGAAACCACGTATTATCATTTTTGCGATGGCGTATCAACATTTTGAATTAAATAAACGAAAACACTTAGCACCATGCGGAATGACATGCTGTGATTCCCTGTTTTATCGAAAAGAAATATATGAAGCTGCAAGAAACTTTAAGAGCATGATTGAAAAGTTTGAGTATGACAAATTTTAATGCATTTCAGCAATACCAGTATTCAAATAGGTAGTAGAATGGCAATTTGTTAAATCCTAAAGTATGCATTATCCATACAATCAGTTTTCTATTGTGGGCATTTGACGATGACTTATAAATATAAAGGATGTATTGAAATGATAGACAAAGGAAATGTCTCCTTTTTTAATGGTAAGAGTATTGTAAAACATACAAACACAAACCAGAAAATTTATCACTACACATCTCCGATGGGTCTTTATTCCATTATAGAAAATAAAAGGGTGTGGTTTACAGACTGCCAATTTATGAATGACATGTCGGAATTTGTGTACATCAAAAAAGTTCTTTTACATGCCCTAGACTCGAAAGAATGGAAAAACGTCAAAGATATGCAGGAGTATGCAGACTATATTTTGTCGACTCCTTATCAATCATTTGAATTAAATGAACATGACGCAAATAAGCCATTTTCTTTCTGTTTTACTGATTCAAGATATTACTTATTTTGTACATCACTAAAATCAGACAGCCATAATATGTGGAGCTATTTTATGCATAATGGAAATTATACAGGCTATAACATTGGTTTTGATGTTGCCCGATTTGTTAATCTATTTTCGTCTTTTCCTGGCGTAACTTTAACACATGGAAAGGTAATTTATGATGAGGATGAACAAGTGAAACAGGTAAAAGACAAAATAGGTCTTCTCAATATTCAATTTGAAAAAGAATTGGAAAAAAAAGCAAATATTCTGATCAACATGGAAATGAGTATGATCCAGAAGAAATTTTTATTAACGAATATCAAGATAATCTATCTGAATTTTTGCAAGAACGTTGTCTGTTTTTTAAACACCATGCATTCGCAAGTGAAGACGAATATCGTTTTGTGCTAAAAGTGAAATGCAACTATGCTGGAGATAATTTAATATTAAAACATCGAATTGGAAATAATGGAGTTATCATTCCTTATAGAGAGTTTAGCTTTGATCCTAAACAGGTTATTGATAAAATTATTTTAGCTCCAATGATGGAAAAGGAAATTGCTAAAGCAGGTCTAATTAGTTTATTGGGACTTTCATATGAAAAGCAGTTTGATATTAAGTATTCTGAGATTGATGTCCGCTTTTAGTATTAAGATTTTTCAATCACTTTCCAATCGTTCATTTAAATTCGAAATTAAAAAAATATGCGAAATTTACGACCATTGAAAGGGGTAAAGTTATGTTAAACCAGAATCACGCACAAAAGAATATTGCTGCAAAACTAAGTAACGATCAAAAACTAAGCATTAAAAACTTTATACAAGGTTCAATATATTGTTTTTGTAAGAATTGTCTGAATAGATGGTTTGCAGCAAGAGATTTATTTGGCGGTGAGAATTTCTATTGGGGACGGCATCAAGTGAAACTGCTCAACATTTTTATGTAAAATTAGGTTATACTGCAATCGATAGTTTTATATTAACCAAGGAACCACTTGAAATTATTTTTTTAGAAGAATATATAAAATAAAAGGTTCTTGAATAAAAACAATCAGCAACATCTCAATTCACATTAGGCTCATAATGGGAAGTTGAAAATTTGGGCGAGATATAGGAGGCTTGTTAATGGATAATATAAATTCTATACAGAAAGCAATATCACTTTCACGTCAAATACAAGAACATCTTAACAAAGATATACTTAAGGAAGGACAGCCACTTATAATTTTGGAGAAATACGAATGGCTTCGTGAAGTGTTATCTTTGCTTGCGAAACAATCCAATCTTTTAGAAAGTTGTATTTTGCTATTGGAAAATAATATGGAGCAAGAGGCATATATTCTTGCCCGAAGCCAATTTAATAACATGCTTTGGATTTCATATATATGTAATGATAATAATAATGTGAGGGTAAAAGAATATTTTTATGAGCCCCATATAACTCAACTTCAGCAACTTAATAATATAAAAAAATATTTGCTTCATTTACCAGAAGATACCCAACAATTTGAGAAATTTTCTACGCTTGATTTAGGGACTATAGTTTCAAATATTGATAAGATTAAAGCTATACTCAAAGCCGAAGGATATGTTGTAGATAACCCTCAGAAACCTTTAAGAAATAAGAACATTTTCGAATTAACCGATAAGGATCCATTGTTGCTTGGAATGTATAATTCTTTTTATAATGATGCCAGTAAATTTGAACATGCTGATATATCAACTGTGAAAAATTATAGAAATTCGGTTGTAGATGATGTTTCGACTAATATTGCATTTGTATTTGATTTGAGTAAATCCAATAATGTTTTATGGAAGTCGGTTTTTAATTATACTCTTACAATCCTTTTTCAATCAATTAATACTTTATATATTCGTATTAAGAAATATGATAATCACTTGTTTGATTTCAAGCAATTTGAAGAAGCTGATTTTTGTTCCGTCATTGTTAATATCAAAACTGCATCTGATATAGTCGACTCTATAACGGAATAATTTACTACTAAAAAATTGTATTCAATGGCAACAAATGAAGTTTCTTATTAAAATGCACTTCTTATTATCCATAGTATTCCTGTTTTAGAATACAAAGTTATTATCATGACTGACAAAAAAACTTAATTGACCTATTGCCATAGATCAAGACGGAGGCTATTATGAAAATTGAGAAAATCAAAATAACTAACTATAAACTTTTACGCGATGTTGAGTTAGAGCTTAATGAGGGAACGAACATTTTTGTTGGCCAAAATGATTCAGGGAAAAGCTCAATCTTAGAGGCAATCTCCATTGTGACAACTGGAAAACTCGACGGCTATGTGTTTGAACGTCAAATCAAAGCCAATATATTCAACAGCATTGTACGGAAAGAGTATGTTGAGTCGTTAAAATACTATCCTGATGTATTGGAGCCGCCTCAAATATTGTTTGAAGCGTATTGTGAAAATGCAGATGTAAACAGAGAATATGCTGGTACAAACAATTTTTACAATGAAGATGTACCTGGAATTAGAGTCTTGGTGTCCTTTGATTCAGAGTACGCAAATACTTACTGTAAAATGCTTAAATGTGGAGACATATATGATATTCCAATTGAATTCTACAAAGTGACTTATACATACTTTAAGGGTGAAAAAGTAATATACAGATTTTGTCCGTTGAAGGCTGCAATCATTGACACGACACGAAAAGACTATTCTTATGTAGTTGACCGATTTGTTTCTGAGAACATCACCGAATATCTTTCAGGGCAGGAACAAGTTGATCTTAGCACTGCGTACCGTAAAAGCAGAAATTATTTTCATACGAACGATACAGTTATAAAACTTAATGAAAGCGTCAAGAAAAACGTACATATTGGGGAACGGACAATCTCCATTGATTTAAAAGAAGAAGATATTGATGATTGGAAAAAGCAGATGTCAATCGTTGTGGATGACACGCCATTTGAAAATATTGGATTTGGAAGCCAGAATATCATCAAAATTGAGTTGGCACTAAAGCATACTACAGAACAGGTTAACATGGTTCTTATGGAAGAGCCGGAAAACAATCTTTCCTTTACTAACATGCAGAAATTATTGAAACACATACAGAAAAGTAATGATAAGCAAATATTTATTTCCACTCACAGCAGTTTTGTTGCTAATAAGCTCGGATTGGAAAATTTGTTCGTTATTAATTGCGGTAATGCTGTATCCTTGCGTAAATTGAATGAACAGGCGAAACGATATTTCAAAAAGCTTCCGGGCTATGATACGCTACGTCTTGTCCTTGCCGAAAAAGTAATCTTAGTGGAGGGTCCTACGGATGATTTGATCATCCAGCGTGCCTTCATTGATGAAAATGGAGTATTGCCGTCTGAGCAAGGTATTGACATCATTGTTGTGGATTCTCTCGCATTTAAGCGTTACAGCGACATTGCTATTCTAATGAAGAAAAAAGTGCGTATTGTTACAGACAATGACGGCTCAATCCAAGAGAATGTAATCAACAAGTATGCTGACTATCTGGGAAGTGAATACATTGAGATAGTTCATGAGACAAACGAAGCACTCAGAACAATTGAGCCAAGTATAGTAGATGTGAATTGTGAAAACAGTATCCCTACAGAATCGTTCAAACAAGCGATCTCAAAGAGCAATTCCATGATGAAAAAAAGTAAAGATCAAATCCTTGATTTTATGAAAAATAACAAAGTGGAATGGGCGATGAGGGTTTTTGAGGCAACAGACAAGATTGTTTATCCGAGGTATATAAAAAATGCTATCAAAGAATTTAATTAGATGCGCTGCTGCTGGTGCTGGTAAGACATGGGGAATTTGCCATGACGCTTTGGAAATAGTTAATGCGGGTGCAGATGAAAAAGTATTAATAACGACCTATACCAATAAAGGTGTAGAAGCTGTTGAAAAAGAGCTAAAAAAACAGAATTTTGGAGTTCTTGATAATCGTGTTGTTGTTAGCTCATGGTATCAATTTTTGCTTCGTGATCTGATTAGACCATACCAAACTTTTTTGACAGGCATAAACGAGGTTAAGTCCTTTGACTTTTCTAATATGTATAGCAAAACCAATTATGGCAGAACCGGAACAAGAGCACGTTATGTGAATCGCAATGGAGATGTTAAAGCTAATTATGCCAGCGAAATGGTGACACAGTTAGATAAATTAAGTGGTGGGAAAGTATTGCAGCGGTTAGAGGCAATATATTCTTATGCTTTCGTTGATGAAATTCAGGATATGGCTGGCTATGACTTGGCAATAATTGATATGCTAATAAACTCTTCTATTTCTACGGTTTGTGTCGGGGATAACAAACAAGCAACATACAGAACACATAACACACAAAAAGGCAAAAAACAAACTGGAGCAAATGTTTGGGTGTACTTCTATGATGTTAAAAAAAGAGGTTTTGCCGAAATTGAAGACAACTTATGCAGTCGTAGATTTAACAAAAAAATCTGTCAGTTTGCTAATAAGGTTTTTCCTAACGAAAACAATATCACTACTTGCATGAATGAAAAAACCGTGCATGATGGTGTGTTTCTTATTCGTCCTGAGGATGTTCCAGTATATTACGACTGTTACAAGCCAATCGTGCTAAAGTATGATAAAACCACACCTACAGGAGGCTATTCTTCATTTAATTTTGGACAGTGTAAGGGGATGACTTTTGAACGGGTTCTGATATATCCCAATAAACCTCTGCTAAAATTTATATGTGGTGAAGATCTTAGCAGCCCAGCAAAATATTACGTAGCTTTCACCCGTCCTAAATATAGTCTTGCTATCGTGGTCGAAGATATGAGAATTTCTAATAGCTTTCATAAGACAATAATTAGCACCGAAAGCACAGAAATATCGGCTTGGGTATACAATGAACAATAGTTTGATATTTCAGTTATCCATATAATGTCAACTAAGTCGAAAATTTCAGAGCACCAATAAATCGGTAGATTCATTTGATACTGCAATATAATTATAAGATGTATATGTTGCATTCAATATGGAACCATGTAATAACTGGTTTAGTACATCTTTATAAATGATTCCCGCAAGGTAAACATTTCTGTTAGCCTTGTGTCTTTTGATTCATTGAATATTATATTATCCAAGGCAATTCTGTGCCATCCTTAAAGGCAAAAGTGATTGCATGCTCCGTATGTACCGTTACTAGTTCCACTGCTGCTTGCCAAAGTGCCTCATCAAACTCTGTTAGAAGTATATCACTTTCACTGAGCATTTTGAGAAACGCTTTTATATGCTCACGCTTGGCGGCTCTCTCCAGCCGTTTTTCAATAATTTGAGAATGCTTTCTTTTGACTGTTTCATAACGTTCAACCAAGGCGGTATATCTTTTTTGGTATTCAGCCTGGTCAATGGCTGAATGGGCATTTTCGTCAACACATTCTTGAATCTTATTCAGAGCCACATCACTTTCACCTTGAAGTTTAATGCTCTCTTTGTCAAGGGTTGTGCTATCAGTTAAGGTTTCTATGATAAGCCCACAGCTTGTAATAATTTCACCTTTGTTTTCAATTAGGCTGTTAAATGCTCCCACAAATGCTTGCTTGAGAGTGTCCTCATAAAAATGCGGTGTTTTGCATTTGTCGGCGTTTTTAAACTTCCCATTGCATTGCCATATTATTTTTCTGTATTTGCTTGTGGAGTGCCAAACTTTACTTCCGTAAAAGCTACCGCATTCACCGCAAACAACCTTGCTTGAAAAGCACCCACCACTGGTTGTATATCGTCCTTCACTTTTTCTCTTTTTGAATTCATGCTGTGCAAGGTCAAATACTTCAGATGAAATAATGGCAGAGTGGCTGTGTTCAACATAGTACTGTGGCACCTCACCCTCGTTTACCTTTTTCTTTTTAGTGAGAAAATCTTCTGTAAATTTCTTTTGAAGAAGTGCCGAACCTTTGTATTTCTCGTTTTGAAGTATACTCTCAACAGTACTTGATTGCCATATAACTTTGCCAGACGGTGTTGGTACACCACTTGCTGTTAAATGCTTTGCAATACTTGATGGTGCTTTTCCCTCAAGAAACAGCTTATAAATGAGCCGAACAACCTCGGCTTGCTTTTCAATAACTTTAGGTCGCCCATCTTCACCCTTTTCAAAGCCGAGGAAATGCTTGTATGGTAGGCTAACTTTTCCATCTGCAAAACGTTTGCGTAAACCCCATGTAACGTTTTCACTGATTGACCTTGATTCTTCTTGTGCCAGTGAGCTCATTATAGTTATAAGCAATTCACCCTTACTATCAAGAGTGAAAATATTTTCTTTCTCAAAATAAACCTCAACGCCTTTTTCTTTAAGTTGCCGCACTGTGGTAAGCGTATCAACGGTATTGCGAGCAAAGCGGCTCACGGACTTTGTTATTATCATGTCAACTTTGCCATTCAAGGCATCAAAAATCATCCTATTAAAGCCATCACGCTTTTTGGTACTGGTTGCTGAAATGCCCTGGTCTGTGTAAACCTCAACCAAATCCCATAGGACGTTTGCATTTATGTAATTTGTGTAATAATCCATTTGTGCATCAAAGCTTGATAACTGTTCATCATTATCAGTTGAAACTCTTGCATAGGCAGCCACTCGCTTTTTGGCTGATATTCCTACAAAATTTGGTGAGAAACGATTTACAATGGCTGGTATGCAGGTTACTACTGTTTTTGCTGTTTGCATGAGTTGTTACTCCTTTTCAAATATTCAAGCCGATGTTCTCGTGCCTGTTGTTTTGCTTCATCGCTCCAACTATCTTTGCGTGATTTATTTTCCCATGATTTTTTCACTAACCTACCATCAAAAAATACAAAGACCAGCTTGTTAAACTCTGGCACTTGAATTTCCTTGATATTCTTAACAAATGTCGATTCATCAAAACTTGTTATCCCTAAAACCTCAGCTGTTATAGAAAGCAAAATATCCTCTGGAATTTGCTTGGTATGACAGAACGATTTACCAAACTGTAGGTAAGTGGAGCAGTTCCACGAAATACATCCATGAACAGTTTTTCGCTTGTAGTGCTTACCGCAACAAGTGCAGTGAATTTTCCCTGTGAATGGGTAATGGCTGGTTGCTTTTTGCCCATAATTTTTCGCCCTGTTCTCTGCCATAATGTCTTGTGCCGTTTTAAAGGTTTGTGCATCAATTATTAAGGGATGGGTGTTTTCTGCATAATACTTTGGAAGAACACCTTTATTCCACACCAGTGCTTTGGTTAAATGGTCTACACGATATTTTTTTTGTAAAAGAGCATTTCCAGTATATTTTTCGTTTTTAATAATGGCAGCAATGCGTTCCGAATTCCAAGTGCCACCCATTAAGGTTGCTACATTCATATCTCGCAGTTTTCTTGCAATTAAGCTACAGCCCATGCCATTTATGTAATCATCAAAAATCATTCTAACAATTTCTGCTTGCTCTGGGTCGATTTCAATATCACCTTTTATAATATTGTACCCATACATAAACCGTAGATTGGCAAGTTCACCATCCTGAAACTGCTTTCGTATTCGCCATTTGCAATTTTCACTTACAGATAAGCTTTCTGCTTGTGCAAATGAAGCGAGGATGGTAAGCATTAACTCACCATCCCCACTCATACTGTGGATATTCTCTTTTTCAAATAAGACATCAACATTAAGGCTTTTAAGCTCACGAACTACTTCAAGCATTGTTACGGTATTCCTAGTGAGCCTGGAGATTGATTTTGTAATAATCATATCAATTTTTCCATTACGGCAATCTGTAAGTAGCCTTTGGAACTCTGGTCTGTTTTCCTTTGTGCCAGATAGTGCTTCATCTGAATAAACACCCATGTACTCCCAACCACGTTGATTTTGAATATATTCGCTGTAATAGCTTATCTGTGCTGACAATGAATGGAGCATTGCATCTTTGCCACTTGATACTCTTGCATAGGCAGCAACACGTTTTTTAGCTGGTGCTTTTGGTGCTAAAGGCTCGGTTCTCGTTATGTTTAGTTCCATTAAAATCACTCCCTCTAACACCCATGTTAAACCTAATCTTGATACATAGCAAGTCAATTTAGTGGCATAAACTGCCGATAATAGGTTGGTATTTGGCTATCAGCTTTGTATCAATTTTACGGTACTCTCGGTCAGTTATAAGCCCTTTCGAGAGCATGGATTTTGCAATGGAAATTGATACTCTATAATTCTTTTCACGTTCAAACTGTTCGTGCGTCATCGCTTTCACCCTCTTTAGAAAATCTTGATTTTATGAAACAGGCATGACCACAAAATTTACGGTTCTTATTGCCATAGCTCTTAAATTCATTGCTGCAGTAGGCACATTTAATCTTGTATATGGAATTCTTAGTAAGTAATTCTTTGTGGGAATACCACCATGCAAATCGGCATTTATCAGAACAATATTTTCTAGGTTTACGTTTTGGCTCTTGATTTAGATGCTTGCCACACTGTTTACAGATTGTGTTATCCTCTTGTGCTGTTTCTTCCTTAAATTGAATTTCCGAAACTATATTTTTATTACGTCTGCAAAAGGATTTAACTGTGTTTTCAGAAAGACTTAAGGAAGTAGCTATCTGAAAATAGCTTTGTCCCACTTGACGCATCTGATTTATTTTATCTTTTTGATCAGTATTCATATATCTCCTTAAAAAATATTTTTGCAAAATATAGCCCACAGGCTAATTAGTTAGCCTGTGGGCTATTTACTTTTTGCCTTTCGTAATATATAAGTGTAATCACCATATGAAAGAATGTTCTGTTCCTTTTGCAATTATTTCATCTGAATGTGGTTTGACCCACTTATTGGGTCTATCCACTTTGCAGGCATACTGCACTGATTTTTCGCATTTATGCGGTGGAAGTGGTTAAGGCAACATATTTGCTTTAATCACTTTTCTTAATTCATAAGCTTTTACATATAGCCTCAATCACCGCAAACTTCAGTTAATTATATTTAAACAATAAAACTATCAAACCCAGCTGCTTTAAGTTTAGTAACCATGGCATCAGCATTAGCTTTAACAGAGAACGCACCAACCTGCACTCGATAAATTGTAACTGGAGTTACTGGAGCTGCTTGCTTCTTTGAAATACCAAGTGCCTTAACTATCCCATTAACATATGCTCTTGCAATTGCATCTTTGCTCGCTAAAATCCACTGTGCAGTTGCCAAATTATCATGGAAATTTGTCTCAATTAGCACAGGAACAATCCCTTGTTGAAATGGACTTCTAATTTCACCATAACCGGCACCGCTAAAAGCTAACATCCCGTTTTGTAGTGATTCAGAACGATTTGACTTAATAGGACAAACTGCATTTAATTCATTAATAATTGCATTTGCAAGTGCCTTACTTGCTGCACTGGTTGGATGATACAGCCCCACAGTGCCACTTGCTCTGCCACCACCGCCCGCATTTGAATGAATAGCAATGTAAGTATCACAGCCTTTATCTTTCGCTTCTTTAGGTCTTCCGTTTAAATCAATACCCATTGATAAAGTTGCCATTACGGTTTCACAGTCATATTCGGCGTCAAGAATGGCTTTGACTTTTCCAGCCAAAGCCTCCATTTGAGCTTTTTCATTGGTGTTTCCTGTACAATAAGTATTTGATGGCTGATTTGATGGACTTAAATATATTTTTTTAGACATTCTTATCTCCTCCATTATGTAGTTGTGTTAATACTTCCTTAAGCTTTTCTGGAATAGGTAACCCGATACGTGCCGTGTTTTCTAAAAGGCTTACACCTTCGTTTGAAATGTAGAATACGATTACTGCTGTTCTTACTGCACTGCCACTACCAAGTATATGCATGTCAATAATATGACCTACAGCTACAAGTGCGAAGATAAGCACCTTTTTAAAAATGCCTCTAGCACCAACATCACTTGATAATTTCTTTTCAAGTACTGCACACATTACTCCTGTGATATAGTCAATCACTACAAGAGCAATCAGTGCATATACAAGACCATCAAGTCCTCCCATAAGCCACCCCATCCAACCACCTAAAGCAGTTATTGCTATTTGAATTGCGTTCCATGTCATTTTCATTTTCTTTTCCTCCATTTTTTTATTGAAATATATAAAAGCACTCATTTCTGAATGCTTAACTGTTAATATGTTTTTAAGTATCTAAATAATGTCCTACAAAGTGGCTGAACATCATATCACCCATTTGGTTGTAACCCTCATTTGATGGATGCACACCACCAGTAACAAAAACTTCTGTTGTACTGCTCCAAGGATTTACCGCTTGAGTTAAGCTTGTAAATCCGAAGTCGCTATCAAAAGTAGAAGCAATTCCAACTATAGATACCTTTGAGTTGTAACCAATAAACTGTGTAAGTATAGACTGGCAAAATGCTAATACTTGAAGATGTCTTGCCATGTCGTGAGCAGTGTTGCCATAATTTGTACCTAGTCCGTTTTGATCTGCATAAAATTGTGGTAATACAATAAATATCCTTGTACCCACCCACTGTGCAAGTATCTTATCCACAAGCGTTTTAATGCGAGCTATACAAGTATTGCTTAAAATCAAAACATCAGGATACTTACCATCTGCCATACCAAAAACATCATTAGTGCCAAGAAATATTTGCACGTAGTCAGGTTGCGTGAGGCTATTAACTGTTATATAATTTGCAAAGTCCACTTGGCTTGCGCCACTATTCCAAAAGGGTGAGCCACTTGAAATAAAGCTTGCAGTACTCCAACCTCCATATCCCTCGTGCTTATTCGTACTCCCTTGAGTTCCTATGAATTGTAGATTGTTAGTACCAAACATTGCATCTGCTTGTGCTTTAAACTCGGTTATAAATACCCCTGCATTTGTGAGGCTATCACCAATACATAACATTTTCTTGTTTAATATTGCAGATGAAATGTTCACAATCCTAATATTAATAGTGCCAGAACTGATTATGTTCATATTGTTATCATAAATATTAACTGTCAAAACCTTTGTGCCAATGTCTCCAATTACTGCAGTATAACACCATTTGCGTTTAAAGGTCTTACCAATAGAGCAGCTATAGACAAAATGATAGTTTAATATATTTCCACAATGGCATATCTGTTTGTTGTAAATCTCTATTGACTTGCCTACAGCCACACATAATTCGTTCGGTAACATTAGCTGAAAGAAATCATTGTTAAAATAATAGCTTGGCAATTTTACTCCAAAATCTGTATATGGAGTTGAAACAGAGCCTTGTTCAAGCTGTAGTAATCCGTCACTTGGGTAATATGATACTCGTATATAATAGCAGTTTGCAGGAGTTGTAAAGGCTGATGCACTTCCTACACCACTTATCCAAACTTTGTTTATGTCATATAAGGCGTGAGCTCTAAATGAGTTTTTTATATAAGTTGTGTTTGGTGTAACAGGAATAAATTCACTTGCATAAAATCCACTTGAAAGATTGAGTGCACCAGTTGATGGAACTACAGAATATCCCGATACTGCATTTGCTAAATTAAACAGATTCTTTTGTGGCACAACATCCTTGACAAGAGAATAATCAACACTTTTTGACGGTAACAAATACAATGGATCGTTGTTTCTTTGTCTCATATAATTTGTGTTGAAGTAATAGAATGGCTCATAAAGAGTTGGAACTGTGTTTAGTTCAACTTGCATATCAAGTAAAGTTAAATCGGCAGAATAAAAAGTAACCCTCATAAAAGCTGTAAGTGCTGGAGTTGTTATATTTGTGTTTGCGAGTGCCCCTGTACTATTTGTTGATATAATCACCTTAGAAGAATTAAAATATTCAAGCCAGCGAAACGCCTTGTTTAATGCATATACTGTGCTTGCAAGAACTGGAATATAGTCGCTTGCTGTGTATGTTGCATTTGCATACAAGGCACCTCCAGTACCATACATTCCAACATTTAAAGTATATGGATTACATAAATTTTTAACTGATTGTTTGAAGAATGAAGTTTTAGGCTCATTTACGGAACCAGTAGCTATTCCTGTGGCTTGATATGTCCCACCAACAGTCCATGCGCCGCTAAACCAATAGTACCATTTGCCGTCTGCTGTTACTAAATAAATGCCTGTTGTACCTGCTGGAAATGCCGCTTGTAATGCCGCAAGTGTTGCATAGACAGCTTTTGGTGAAGCATTGCCAATGTTATTTATTTGAGTAAGAGCAACACTCGTATTATTATCAATGTAAGCATTATTGCTGTTTTGTGTATCTTTTGTGACCTGTACACTCATATCTAACGTTAATTTATTTAATGGCATAATTTAATTACCTCCTGCTAAAGCAATATCTGATAAATCCTTTAGGAAAGTACCTGTGATAATTTTATCTTGTATAGGATTATCAAAATAAAAATCATAAGATACAACCCTTGTAATGAACGGTGTGCTGCCATTTATCGTTATGAAATCTCCAACATCAAAACTATCTTCTGTCATTACATTGGGAGGATAGTTTCTTTGCAAATTTACAATATCAACATCACAAGAAATTACTGGGCTACCTTGCGTATAATCTGTAGTGCTTCTCAAATTAACTAAGTTATTACCAAAACTGAACACCGGGTCTGGTGGAAACCTTTGATAACTAATTTGTGCAACTGCGTTGATTTGGAAATTATTAAAGTAAAATTCAAATCCAAAATATGAAGCAAGTTTCAGCAGAAGAGAGCGAACAGATATTTGCGTTGTACCTGTGTAAGTGAAAAAACCACCAGCAGTTGGGCTACCAATAGTCGTAAACTCTGCATTTGCACCCGACACATTTAAAATATCTGTAATTATCATGTCTATTGAGCCTGTTGATGTGTAGCCCACATCAATCAAATAATTATTAAGCCTGTAACTAACGTGTTCTGCGGATATATTTATAACATTGTTGCTACCGGTGTCTGAAACCATCCTTGATATGTCATACCTTTGGTCAACTGTTATGCCAAGTACTCCACTATCCGGAAGACCTGTTATTTCAAATATTGCTCCTTGTACTGCAAACCGACTACAAGGATTATCAATTGCAATGCTAAAATCAAGTGTATGCCCTCTCATAAGCTCTCTTTTACGAACCATATCAAAAGCTTTGTCTGTAATGCCAAGACAATTGTTTGGTGAGTTTTTGTTATAAAATTTTATTTTTTTATTTAGGTTTTCTAAAATTAAAAAAGCCATTTACACTCCCATCTGTGGTGATAAAGTCACCGCCACTGCTAAATTATTCGGAAAAGCTCCTGCAACGCCACTTATATTAATGATTGTATTTCCAGTCCATAAATCAAAAAAATCCATTTTCGTAGGGTCTAAATACGGTAAAAAGTTTGAATTATCTGAAAGTTTTGTTACGGTCATTGCATCACAATCAATAGAAATTGTGTCCCATAGTACCGCTTGTAAGATTTTAAAACTATGACCGTTATATACCAACGTTGTATTAACTGGTATATAACCGATTATTTTAATCATTGGCTTTACCGTCTTATTTCCTGTGACCACAAATTTCATATCACCGTTTGTAGAAAAATCTTGAACATAGGTAAGTCCGTCTGAATCAAGGGTTGCTGTATTATATAACAAATTGGCAGGTGTTAGATAAACACCATTTAACTTCGCCCAAGGTGGATTACACTCAAATTGTATTTGCCCTATTTTCCTATCTTGTGTATTCACAAAGCTTATCGAAGAATATACTTTAGCCATATAATAACGGTCTGAAGTATCATCAAATGATAATTGCTTTGATTGTCCACATATATTTGATAACCAAGCAACAATATTATCAGTATTTAATCGAAGTTCATCATAGGTTCCATCAAAATATATATCTGTTGTGATTACACGAACCCCATAACCACCAATGCCAAAATCAATAACTCCATCAAATCCTGAAATTTGCTTTACGTATTTTTGTTGTTCTGGTAATAGACTGTGTGTTTCTGTATCACATGATAGATCAAAATAGGAGCTATGTATTCCACCATAAGTAAATCCACCTATCAAGCTGTCACCCCCTGTGCTCTATTTCTTGACTGAGTTTGATTTGCAATTGCTTGTGATACAAGTGGTGATATTATTCGTGACAACTCTTTTTCACCTATTTTTATAACATTCACAAGTTGCCCAGCACCATAATTGTTTGTATTATTAACTGTTTGCCCTGCGGTATTTCCGTTTGCAGTAATACCCGATTGTATATTCATGTTGCCTACTGATGTGAGTCCTTGCATAGCTAAGGCTGCCTTTTTAGTAGTAGCTTGTATGCCCTCAACCACTCCAAGACCTAAGAAATGACCGATTTCATCTCTCATTACTCCAGATGGGGATTTTATATTGAAGAAGCTTTTAAATCCGTCCATTATGCCTTTTCCTGCTTTTTGAACACCACTCCATATTGCAGAGCCTGCGTTTGTCATGCCATCGATAATTCCCTGAATAATAGCAAGTCCAAGTTTTCCCCAATCATAGTTTTGGAACTTATCTTGAATTTTTGTGATGAGTTTAATAATTCCTCCGATTATTTGAGGAATCGCTTGAATAAGTCCAGTTACAATTGCAGCTATTATTTCAATAGCAGCAGTAATTAAAAGTTGTATGTTATCGGGATTTGTAAGAAAATCAATTAAAGTAATTATGATTTGAATTGCCGCATCTATGAGTTGTGGTAATGCTTTAACTATACCCTCCACTAATGATTTGATAAGTTTTGGCACTGCTTTAATAAGCTCTGGTAAAGCTACTATTAGTCCATCTACTAAAGCTAAAATAATCGCAATTGCAGCATCAATAAGTTGTGGCAATGCTTTTATTAAAGCACCCACAATAGCTATAATGATTTTAGGTATCTCTTTAATAAGCGTTGGTAATGCTTGTGCTAAACCGTTAATAAGAGCAAGTATTATTTGTATGGCAGCATCTATTAGCTGTGGTAGTGCCTTAACCAGTGCATCAACTAATGACACGATAAGTTTTACAGCCATTGGAATCAGTTTAGGCAATGCTTTTACTATTCCGTCAACCAGTGTTTGTATCATTGTTATAGCAGCATTTATAAGCATTACGCCATTCTTATCAAGTAATCCTATAAATGCATTTAGAAGCTGTATTACTCCATTTGTTAAAGCAGGGATAACAATAGGCACCGCCTTAACCAGTGCGTTTACAATAGATGTTAAAACCTTTACAACAACAGGCACTAGCTTTGTAACTCCGCTTGAAATGCTTGAAATTCCACTCACAAGCCCATCACTCAAAGTTTTACCAAAAGCATCAAAATTACCTGTTTTGAGTGCTGTGCTCAAATTTACAGCTAGGTTTTGTGCGAGTGAAACAAAGCCTTGTAATTGTGGCATTAATGCACCTGCAAGAGAGCTCGCCATACCACTTGCACTCAGTTTTAACGCTTCAATGTTATCGCCAAATTTATCAAGGCTTTCGTTTGTTTCATTTGATATTACCGCACCGGTTTTATGAGCTTCATCTGATAATTTTGCAAGTTCTGCACCACCTGCGTTTATAATTGGGTTTAAATCCATAGCAGACTTTCCGAATAGTTTTAATGCCAAAGCATTTCGTTCAGTTATGTTACTCATTCCGTGTAACTTATCAAGAGTTTCCGTAAAAACTTGATTACTGTTTCTTAAATGACCATCACTGCCAACAACGGACACGCCTAGTTGTTTGAATGCATCTGCCTGAGTTCCTGTACCTTTTTCTGCTGCTGACATTGCTTTTATAAGCTTTGACTGACTTCCAGTAATGCTCTCAATTGATACATCAAGTTTAGTTCCTGCATATGTTAATTCTTGTATGCGTTCAGCAGACAGTCCATACTTTTCTGCCATTGTTTGCACTTGATCTGCATTTTCAGCAGATTTCATAACCATTCCACCAATACCAACTGCTGCAGCTCCAACTGCAGCACCCATTCCAGCAACGGCAGTTACCATACCTTTGGCGGCTGTACTTACACCATTCTTCAACTTTTCAAAGTGTTCACCCAAATTGAGGGTTGATTTACTTGTCTGTTCTTCATGGCTTTCAACAGTTTCAAGCCTTGTCGCACAATCTGATAATTCTCTGTTATTTGCATTAAGCCTCTGTGTTTCATTATTAAGCCGAATTTCAAGCTCTTGTGCGGCTCTGCTTGTAGCACCTTCTGCAGCAGCAACACGTTCATATTCGCCCCTTAGGTTTGCCACTTTTTGTTGTTGTAAAGTAATTAACTGATTAAGTGAAGAAGTACGTTGTTCTATGCCTTGTGCAGAAGCACCCCAATCACCAAGTGAAGCAGCACTGGCTCTAAATCCACTTTCAACCACTCGCATACTACGATTAATCTCTGCCATTTGAGTTTTAAAATCTGTTGTATCTGCACTTATTCGTGTGCTTATTGCCATGGTGCTTCACCTCCTAGTGTAACTTGTTTAATAATTCTGACGTACCCCCTGTGACTTTCCTATATGGCTTTCCATCACGATAGACAATGCCACCGTTTGTTTCTGCTTGTAAACTACCTTTACCATGTGTGTTTGCAAACCAAGTATAAAAGGGGAGTAATGTTTCAATATCTGTTTCATCAAGGTCTTTTAGGTTCGTTGCAGGGATGAGCTGCATTACTCTGTATTCAAACTCATAAATCCAATAATATAGCGGAGAAGTATTTTCTACTTCCCCGCCATTGCGTTTGGGATGCTACCACTCATCATTGAAGCGGCACGAACTGTGATTGCACCAATTACAGACATAACGTCACCAATATCCATGTATTTATCAATATCCGCAATGGTGAGTTTATCTCCAAATATTTCACACAATAAGTCCGCCATGCTATCCATATCCTTATCACTTATGTTTGCTTTATCTAAATCCTTAAACTTCAAGGCTTTTTTAAGAATCCCCCAAGGAATTATCCTTCTTGAGTGTTCTGCAATGATTTCATCGTTTTCATCATACAAGGTTACTTTTATTGGCTCTGCCATATAATCACTCCAATATATTTATTATGCTGTTGTAAATTTTATAATAGTTGCTGCAAGAGTTTGACCATAAATATCACGGACTGCAGTAATAATAATATTGTAAACAGTAGCTGCAGTTAGATTGCCGGTGCAATTAACAGTAACTATTTTCCCAAATGCATCAACACTTAAAGTTGCTGCAACAACACTGCTATCTGTGGTTTTTACAAGTGTAATAGCACTATAATTTGCAAGTGCATTATTAAAGGTTAATACTGGTTTTGTACTAATCACAACAGCCGTTGCATTATTAAGTGGGTTTGCTGTTATAGTTATTGCCGCAGGAGTAGTGCCCACTGTAAGTGGGGTTTGTACTTGATTAAACCAGTTAGTAGCTCCTGTGAATGCAACGTCATTTGTATCTGCAAAAATAGATTTGACTGACTTTGTGGTTGCATCAGGAAGTGTAAACAAGTACTCTGTATAAATTGCGGTGTATTCCAAATCCACAGTTTTAACGTCCACCTTTTCAGCTACAGTTTTTGCACCAGTGGATTTAATAGAAAACTTTCCTTTTAGAAACTGGAAATACTGATATATGTTTAAATCTGCATCAATCATAAGCCTTCCGCTAACTGCAAAATACGGTCTTTCATTTACGTTTGCAGCATCAATCATAATACCTTTAGAGGCGTCATATGGTTTTCCAGTATAAAGGGCAACCTTTGAAACAGGTACACCGCTTATAACTATTTTTACTGTTGTTTCGCCATCTCGGACCCTTATTTTCTTAGATACATTGTCATAGTACCCTATACTTGTATCTATTTTTGCATCCATCTGAATTTCACCTGCAGGAGCAAGATACGATACAGCACCTGCAATATATCCAAGAGATGTATCGCTTGTGACCTGAGCCACATTTAAACTATCAATACCAACAATCTCGCCATATTGATTATCCATTCATTCAAATCCTCTCAAAAAAATTAAATTCCCCACGCCACCCATAATGGTTGGTATCTGGGAAATACGGTGTGTTTGTGCCACCACCTGTGGCATTTGAAAAACCCGCTATTTTCATAGCGAGTATTATTGTTTCTGGTACATTTTCAAGTAAACTACCATCTCTTGTGTAAAAGCTCACTTGCACTGTGTTGCTTCTGCTTGTTTCCCTATTATCAGCAAAGGAGGGGCTCTCACTATGAATTACTTGATATACGATAAAAGCATCAGGCAATTGTGCAGTAGTATCATAAAATCTTGCGGCTTCCACGTGGTAGCCGATATATTGCAGTGCAACATATGTTTTTTTATAAATACTACTCAAAAGGCATACCTGCTTCCTTTAATACTTCAATCATAATGCGTTTTATCCTTGCTTTACTGAATGCTTTTTTCATTACTGGATCTGCTGGCATTGTGGGAGTTCCATATTCAACAAACACAGCATGCCAGGATTCTGGACCAGTTATAGTGTCTATTCCTACATATACATAGGTTCTATTACCTTCTTGTTTTATGTCTCCAATAATAACCCCTTCAAGAGTAGCTCCAGTGAGCTTATGTTTAATTGCCCATTTGCGAATATCCTCATAGGCTGGAATAGCTGCTTTTTCAACCGCTTTTTTTAAAGCTTCATCAATGTTTCTGCCTGCATCTTCAATTTCTTTAAGATATTCATCAAGCCCTGTTAGTTCAAATCGTACTATGGGCAGATTACTTGGGGTGAGTATTGCCATTATGCATTTACCATCGCTTTCACCTTGATTTGCATAAACCTATGTCTTTGATCCACATCATCAATTCCAACTATTTGATAAACCATGCCATCGTCTCTGATTATTCTGCAAGTATTTGTAATTGCGAAGTTGTATCTTACTGTTACAGTAGCAGAGTTTTTAACTTGTGCGCTTTCAGCTACCCATACTTCATTACCAAAAGCATTCTGCCATTTTGCAAATATATATTTTGGTTGTTCTGTATCAGAAATGTTACCAATATCAACCCAAATGTCTTTATTAAAGCCACTTGAACCAATCGTTTTAAGGTTATGTTGTATTCTGATTCTTGTTCTAAGTTCACCGATACTTATTTTTATAGGCACAATATCACACCCTCCTAAAACATCTCAAGCCGTATACTGGAAAGTAGTATTTTAAGGCTTTTTAAAAGTTCATCATAATTTGCAGTTTCTCTGTTCTCAAATAGATAAGCAACTGAAAAGAGCATAGATGTTTTTATTATTTCTGGTACTTCTTCAAACTCTGAGATCTTAAACCTTAAAATATCCTCACAGAGGTTCTCGGCAGTTAAAATAAGGCTTTGGATGAGGGCATCCTCATCAGTATTCTCAAGCCTTAAATATTGTTTTGCTTGCTCAAGTGTAATAACCATACCCTCACCGTCCTTTCGACACTGTTATTTAAAAAATGTCTTTATGCTTTCATTTGAAGAATTTTTATTGCTTCGCTCAGAGTAAGTTTTCCGTCAACTCTTTGTGTTGCTCTAAACCCTACTTGTCCCGTTGCAGCATAAAGCTCATTTAAGCGCTGAAATGCTCTGCCTTGTCTATCGGCAATCCAGTAATACGAATAATCGCCGAACGAGATAGTTTTAGCAGCAGCTTCTATTGTAGGGACATAGGTTGATGTCTTTACTGGTCTATTGAGGATTGTATCCGGTTGTCCTGCTTGAATTGACGGTTGCCACAAGTATTGATTTGTATTATCTTTGAGTTTTCTAATGGCTTTAATAGTTGAATCGTTGGTTAGAAACACTGCATTCTTGCGGTATGGTTCTCTTAAGCTATGATACAAATCTATTAGCTCATCAAACGTAATTGTTGTGGTACTTGCAGTAGTTACACCCAGTTCACCGCTTGTGAAAATACCAGTAGGTTTTGCCGTACCGTTTCCTGTGATAAAGGCTTCCTCTTCAGCTCTACCAATTCTGCGTGCAAATTCGCGAGCAATGTATGAAGCTAAATCAAACACACTATCGTTTAGGAGTTCTTCAGATATTTTAAGCATAGTGGTAAGTTTATGAGCACCGATAGTTACAAGACCAAATGCATTATCAGCTTCGTGCATTGGTGCTTCTTCATCTGTCCAATCAGCAGTACCTTTTGATGCCACAACAGGTATTTTTTTATCACCGCTTGATGTTGTAATAACATTTGCAAGCTGTCTGATTATATTTACATCATTGAGGGATTCGATGAGTGTTGCTTCAAATTCATCAGGAGCAAGGACGCCACCTTCAGAATCTGTTCCAACTTGCAGAGCATTTTGGACATCAAAGCTGTTTTTGTTTCTCATGGATTTCCAGAATGCCTGTTTGTATTCGTCCGTTGCTCTTGGACGGATATTCTCTGCCTTTAAATCAATTGATGCATTTGGTTTTGTAAATATTGGTGAATTAACAGGCTTTGAAAGCTCTAAATCGAGTGTCTGTTGTCTTTCAAGCCTCTCAATTTCTTTACCGAGATTTACAACATCGGATTCCATCTTTTCATAAGTTACTGTGTCCTCTGCTGAAATCAGTCCATCATTGCCACGTTTTGTGTCCAGAAATGACTTAGTGGTATCCCATGCCTTTGCTCTCTTTTCACGTAATTCTAAAATTTTACTCATTTTCATTTCCTCCTGTTATTTTATTAAATTTAGCCTTGTATCTAACACGCTTATCGGTGTGCCTATGGGTTTTTCTTTGTGGGGTAGTTTACTTAAAGTTGAATTAGTAACAGCCAATCTGCTAAAAACAGCACCCTCATTTGATGGTACTGCTTCAGCGGTATCTTTTTGAAACATGATGCTATCTGCAAAGCCGAGTTCTACTGCTTTTCTTGCATTCATCCAGCTTTCTGCATCCATCATGTTTGATAGTTTTGAACGTGACATACCTGTTTTCAGTGTATAGGCATTAATAATCGATTCTTTGACTTCACTGAGCATTCCAATTGCTTTTTGCATATCCTCAGTGTCACCCATCGCAATTGTCATTGGGTTATGGATCATTATGCAAGCAACAGGTGATATTTGTACCTCGCCACCTGCCATAGCA